TTGTCAAGGATCACATAGGCGGTCTTGCCGGCGTATTCTTTTCCCTTTGTGTGAGGACAGTTTTTAGTACGCTTATTTGCTCCGCATACGGAACACTTCTGAACAGAAGCGCTGCATGAAATGCTTACTTCTTTCTTTATACCGCCTTCTATTTCTTTTATAAGATTTTCATTGGCAGAAGTCCTCACCATATAAGCGCAGCCCTTAAGGCATACATAGTTTTCGCCTGTAGAAGTTTTTCTCTCACTGTCCTCGGCAAGCTCGGTATGAAATATTCTTGCAGTCTGACCGGAGCTTTTGGCGTCGTGATCAAATATACCGGTTTTTCCTATAAAAAGCTCCTGTAATGTTTTCAGTGCGGATAATGAAAACTTTTCGAAGTCCCTGTCAATCTCGTTATCGCATAAAATAACGTCAAAAATGTATACTTCCTCTTCTGTTAATTCACGTCTTGTGAATTGATTAAGTAATTGTAATTTTTCTGTATTTTCCATAAAAATTTACCTCCGTTTATTTTTAGTAAGCTTTATTGCTGCTTTCCGATTAAAGAAAGCAGCAAAGTATTTATAAGGCTATATTACTTGTCAAGATTAAGGGTTTTAGCCGCATCAGAAATAATACTCTTAAAGCCAAGATTCATAGAAACGGTAAAAGCGTCAAGCTGACGGTCAATGAGCTTGTCGGTTTCCATAATAAGCTCTGAGCTTGTAACCATTTCAAGAGCGTAATTTCTGTCAAAACCGATAATTGTATAGTCGTTGACCTGTGCCGACTTAATAAGAATAGTACCGAAAGGAAGAATAATATTTCCCTTTTCATCGGTTGAAATACTGTCCTGAACCTGCGTCATAGAAAGGATCAAAGCCGCATTTTTAGGAGAAGCGATAATAGTATTCATATTATAGCTTGTAAACTGACTGTAAAGATTAAGCAGATCGGAATATGCAAGAGCAGAGCCGGCAATATCAACTTCGGCTGCTCCTGTTTTGATTGTGCTGACAGCCGAGCTTGTAATAGCGTCGGCAAGCTTTTTGCCGATAGAACGAAGAGTTACAGCAAAAACGTCGAGTCTTTGAAGTCTTACCGCTTCATAGGACGCTGTAATAAGTCTGCCGTATTTCAAAAGACTGATTGAATTAGGGGATTCTTTAATAGTAGTTTCCGGCAGACTGTTACCCTCTGATGTTTTAGTAGTGTAAGCGGCAGATTCTGAAATCAGATAGCCTCTGTACTGATTGCAGTCGGAACGAGTTTTAACCGCTACAATATCAGTAAGAATTGATTCTTCCATACCAAGAGTAATGGCTCTTTTTACAAATTCGGGAAACAGTACGGCGCTTTCGGTAGTAACAAAGAATTTTTCTACCTTATCGCATTCCGGACCGCAGATCTTAATATCAAATCTTTTAAGCTGTCTTTCAAATGCGTCAAGACCGGCAAGTGAAGAATCTGCGTAATTTTCGTCAGGATCAGCCTCAGTCAGTGCCTGAGTAAAGCTTTTTCCTGCAAGATTGTAAAGTCCCTTTTCAAGTTTAATATCGTTATACATAAAAATACCTCCAAATTAAATTTCATTATTATTGTTGTTTTTAATTTGCTGTTCGATCAGAACAGCCTGTGCGTTTTTAAGTCTTGCTTCTGCAAGAGCAGTTTCGTCCTGTAAGTTGATGTTGTCCCATATGATGTCAACATCGCTGTCGCTTCCCTGAAGTCTCAGGAAGGCTACCGCAATTTTTCTGATTACAGGAGTAAGAAGTCTGCGGTAATACTCCAGTTCGGAAGTCAGAATGTCTGCCTGCTGTGAGGACATTCTTTCAGTAGTAGACCAGTTAAGTCCCAGCAGGAAAGGCGGAACAGAAAGCTTAGCAATAAGCTGTTCCAAGATCTGCCTTACCGGAACTTCCGTATCAAAAAGCTGATTGTCTGCGCCGATGACCTTGATGTCCACATCTCCTACAGCGACAAAATCACGTATGTCACCGTTTTTAGCGGCGTTCATTCCGTCAGACCATTCTTTAGCAATCTGCATTGCTCTGTCTTTGGTAAACGCCTTTTCGGATATGTCTCCTGTAGGCTTGTAGGTTACGGCGTATCTGACGTTTCCCGCACGTTCGTAATTCTGACCTATACATCTGTATATTTTCATAAGTACGGAACTTAAAGCCGGAAGTCCTCTGAGAATTGATATGCCCATAGTTTTTCCCGGCGGCGGATTCAGCGCAGAAAACAGAATAAGCTGAGGCTTTTCAATAGTTTTAAGCTTACCGTCAGAATTTTTAATGCAGTAAACAGGCAGCTCAGGACTGTTTCCCGGCAGAACTGCAATTTTTGACGGATCACCGTTGTAAAGGGCGGTAAGCTGCATAGTTTCACTGTCAACCAGCATTTCTCCCACGGCGTTTCCGTAGGTAAGCAGACTTTCAAGAAAGCTGTCGGTAAAGCTTTGAATAGAATGTCCTGTAAGTCCAACTGGTATTTCCCCGGAAAAACAGTCCATAATTTCCTGCATGCTTTCGTCTCTGCACTGTATTTTGTATCCGCCTGTGAGCCTTACTATCTTGCTGATTGCGGCGTCAATAACAGGAACAGTATATCTGAGACGGTCATAAAGTTCTTTTTCCCAGTGTTCCATTGAGGAATCAAAGGGTTCATAAACGTCATGACTTCTTGAGGCAGAAAATACTGCCGCCTCTCCGGAAGATACCTTTTGGGTACTTTTCTTTTTAAAAATCTTCATATTTCACCTCCTTTCACCGTGCAACGGAAACTGCGAAAAATCCGTCTGAAACAGGCGAACTCAGCGCCGTACTGACAAAATATCTCACATCGTCCATAGCATGGTCGTTTTCTTTCAGAGGAGTATCTCCTCCGGCTTTTTCATTCCAGCAGTACATGGCAAATTCACGGAGACAATCCGTACAATCTTTTGAAAACATAATTGTTTTCGATTTCAAAGCGTCGCTTACTCTGCGTATACCAGAAAGAACGTCATTTTTTGCCGGGATCACATCAAATTCTCCGTGACGGCGAATGCACTCTATAAAGCTTGCCGCCGAAGGATCAGCAACCACATATTCAATGGTGCGGTTTCCTGCAAGATC